TGGAGATAAGAGTGACAACCTCGAGGGCGTGGGCAGTGCTGGATTAAAGACAATTGCCAAGAGGTTTCCATTTTTAGCTGAAGATAAAACATATGAGATTGATGATGTGATTGATTTCAGCAAAGAAGCGGAGAATCGTTTAAAAGTGTATGATAATATTGTTGAAAAGCAAGATTTGGTTAAAGAGAATTATAAGTTGATGCAATTGTATGCACCTTCTATCTCAGTACAATCAAAGACAAAAATTAATTATATTTTGGACAACTTTGAACCAGAGTTTAACAAGACTGAAATGCTTAAAATGATGACAGAAGATGGTTTCGGAGAATACAATTGGAGTGGATTATTTCAGACAATGAAGAGGTTTGTTGTTGACAAATTTTGAGAAACCTGTATACTTAAACAATAGAACTGAGAGGTATTAATGACGGAACAAGAAAAGGTTAGTTTTTCAAAATTTGGCAAGTCTTTCCAAGAGAACTTAGTGCAGCTTATCCTACAAGATAGGGCATTTTCAGACAGAATACAAGAAGTATTATCAATTAACTTTTTTGAATATCGTTATTTGCAGATTTTCGTTAAAAAGGTCTTTGAATATCGCGAAAAGTACAGCGTACATCCTACAATGGATGTTATGATCACTATTCTCCGCACCTCATTGGATGGAGAAAATGATGCTGTAAAAAAGCAAACCCGTGATTTCTTCGCTCGTATCCATAAGGCTGATTTAGAATCTGATGGCGACGAGTATATCAAACACACCGCTTTGGACTTTTGCAGAAAGCAAAAGCTTAAAGAAGCTATGATACACTCGGTTAAACTCCTTCAGAGTTCATCCTTCGATGAGATCAGCGATACTATCAATCAAGCCCTTAAATTGGGTAGTGATAACAACTTTGGCTATGACTATAAGGCTGACTTTGAAGAGAGATTCAAACCTCATTTTAGAAACCCGATAACTACCGGATGGAAAGAAGTTGACGAGATTTGTAAAGGTGGCCTGGGCAGTGGAGAGTTGGGTGTCGTTATCGCCCCCACAGGGGCTGGAAAGTCCATGGTATTGGTGCACCTGGGCTCTGAGGCTGTTAAGCTGGGAAAAACAGTCATTCATTACACTTTGGAGCTAGCATCTACGGTCATCGGTACACGATATGACAGTTGTATTACGGGTGTGCCCCTTGACAGTCTCCGCACATTTAAAGAACAAATCTATGAGAAGGTTCAGGACCTGGAAGGTTCTTTGATTATCAAGGAGTATCCAACAAAATCAGCATCACCAGCAACAATAAAAAATCATTTGGAGAGGCTGCAACATCGCGGAATTAAACCAGATATGATCATCATTGATTATGCCGATTTGTTGCGTCCAAGTTCTAAACAAAAAATGGAAAAAAGACACGAACTGGAGACTATTTATGAGGATCTCCGCGCCTTGGCACAGGAGTTCAAGTGCCCGTGTTATACTGCATCGCAAACAAACAGGTCAGGTTTAAATGCAGAAGTCATCACAATGGAATCAATTTCCGAAGCGTTCAACAAATGCTTTGTTTCGGACTTCATCTTTACTGTATCAAGAACAGTTCAAGATAAAAATACCAATGCAGGGAGAGTTTTTATAGCAAAGAATAGGAACGGTCCCGATGGATTGATATATCCAATCATGTTGGATACGAGTCGCGTCAAGATGAAAGTTTTACCTCCGACTGGCGAGTCAATGGATGAGATTATATCCAAGACCATGAAAGAACAACAGGTTACGCTGAAAGAAAAATACAAAAAGTTTAAGGAAGGAAAATAAGGATGTTTACAGAAGAAGAAGTAAAAAAAGCTACATTAGAATATTTTAACGGCGACCAGTTGGCAACAAACGTTTGGATGACAAAATATGCTTTAAAAAACAACGGAGAGTTTGCCGAGTCCACGCCTAGGGATATGCACAATAGGCTAGCAGACGAATTTGCTAGGATTGAAGGCGAATACCCCAATCCCCTCTCGCGTGAACAGATCTTTGAACATTTGGATAACTTTAAGTATATTGTTCCACAAGGCTCGCCAATGATGGGCATTGGCAACAACTATGTTAATGTTTCATTATCTAACTGTGTCGTCGTGGACTCGCCAGCAGATAATGTTTCTTCAATTATGGATGCAGGTAAAGACTTGGCAAACCTCTTCAAACGCCGCTGTGGTGTTGGTCTGGATATATCTGAGCTAAGACCTGAAAATGCTTCTGTCAATAACGCAGCAGGGACCACAACGGGGGCCTGGAGCTTTGCAGATTTTTATTCGTATGTTTGTCGCATGATAGGTCAAAATGGTCGCAGAGGGGCTCTAATGATCTCTATGGACGTCCGACATCCAGACATCGAACAATTCGTTGAAATGAAACATGACCTGACAAAGGTCACCGGTGCCAATGTATCCGTAAAGATTAGTGATTCTTTCATGGAGGCCGTGGAGAGTAAACAGTCGTTTACTTTGCAATTTCCAGTAGGCTCTGATAATCCAACCCATACGAAGACCATTGAGGCCACTGACCTGTGGAACAAAATAGTTGAGTCAGCGACGAAAACTGCTGAACCCGGCTTATTGATGTGGGACAATATCATTAAAAACCTTCCAGCAGATTGTTATAGAGATGAGGGCTTTAAAACAATGACCACAAACCCTTGTGGAGAGATCCCCTTGAGTGCTTATGACTCTTGTCGTTTAATTTCAGTTAATTTAAAACATTTAGTCGTTAAACCTTTTACGGAGGAGGCTTATTTTGATTTAGATAAATTAAAAGAAATTGCCCGTGTAGCGATGAGAATGTCTGATGATTTAGTGGGACTTGAAATTGAGAAATTGAAGGGTATATTGGGGGTCTGTGACACGCCAGATGAGACTCAGCTTTGGGTTAAGCTTTTAAAAGCATGCGACGACGGCAGAAGAACCGGCTTGGGTACTCATGGCTTGGCAGATGCCATGGCAAGATTGGGTACACGATATGACTCTGATGAGGCATTGAAAATCATAGAAGCGATATATGAGGAACTTCGCAATGCTGCATATACAGAAAGTGTAAACTTGGCAAAAGAACGAGGTCCGTTTATAGTTTTTGATTGGGAAAAAGAGAAGAACAATGAGTTTATCAAAAGATTACCAAAGAAAATTCAAAAGGCCATTAAAGAAGTGGGGAGAAGGAATATTTCAATATTGACCAATGCCCCCACTGGTAGCGTGTCAATCATGTCTCAGACTAGTTCTGGCTTGGAGCCGGTATTCCGCAACTTCTACATTAGGCGTCGTAAACTTAGTCACAATGAACAACACATAGAGGCAGACTATATCGATGACTTGGGAGACAAGTGGGTAGAATACAAAGTGTTCCATCACAATGCCAAAGAATGGTTAGATATGCACAGTGGCGAAGAATTGCCAGACTTTTTTGTACAGTCAGATGGAATTGATTGGCAGAAGCGTGTTGAAATTCAAGCAGTGATTCAAAAGAGTATAGACCATTCAATTAGTTCCACAATTAACTTACCAGAAGGTACAGAAGTTGCCACGGTAGCCGAACTATACCAACTTGGTTGGAAAATGGGTCTTAAGGGCATCACTGTATATGTTGACAACTGTCGTTCCGGTGTGCTTGTTACTGAAAGTAAACAACAAGAAAAAGATTTTCCGCAACATGATGCGCCAAAACGAAAAAAAGACTTGACATGTAACATACATCGTACTAAAATAAAGGGTGAAGATTGGGTTATACTAGTTGGTCTACTTGAAGGTAAGCCATACGAAGTTATGGGCGGATTGGCTGATTTAATTGAGATTCCTAAGAAGTATAAGGAGGGAATATTGGTTAAAAACAGCTATAAGACGGTAGACAGCAGGTATGACTTGAAATTCGGGGAAAATGGCGATGAAGTGATTATTAAAGATATTGTGAAAGTTTTTGACAATGCAAATCATTCGGCTTTCACTAGAATGATCTCTTTGTCTTTGCGCCATGGAGCTAGACCGTCGTTTTTGGTGGAGCAGCTTCAAAAAGACAGAGACAGTGATATGTTTAGTTTTTCAAGATGCGTGGCCAGGGTACTTAAGAATTATATTCTAAACGGAGAAGTACCCAGTGACAAAACTTGTTCTGAGTGCAAGCAGGATGCCTTAGCATATCAGGATGGTTGTGTTGTTTGTACATCTTGCGGATACACCGCTTGTTCATAGGAGGATATTGTGGTACATAATTTGATTTTGATTTTAGTGTTTTTAACTGCTCCATTAGCCCATGCAGAGCCACCAAATAATTTTCATACTTATTTTGGTGCTAGCAAGGGGGCAGTTCCTGGGTTTGCTAAAAAACCTGTATATTTCAATGCAGTTGAGGCAGAACAGCAATTACGTTATTTATACAATAATCACAAAGTCAGGCTAATTATCAGTTTGGATCACTGTAGAGATATGACAGATATAATTGATCATCTTAATCATAAATATCCTGGCATTGATCTGGTGCATATTTGTCGTAAGGTCAGAAGGGGCAAAAGGCATTACAACAAAAACGTCGCTTTATTTAAAGAAGTCGCCAGTTACATCAGCAAGGAGGAATTTTTTATTCACTGCCGGTATGGGGCACACAGGGCCGTCACAGTATTGACGGGTGCCTGGGTTGAATACGGCAATTTTTCGTTTAAGGAGGCTTTTAAACGTGCGGGTGGAAAACACCGCGCTTTTAGAAGCAAGGGTCAGAAGGAATTAATAGGTCAAGTTCGTAAGTTCGCTAAACAAACCAATGGAGGAAAGTAATGCAAACCAATGTTGAGCAAGGAATTAAAGAAGTCGTCAAAAAGAAAGAAAACTATATTGCAAAGTTCATCAAGTCTATGGCAGCAATTGAATTTGAAATTCAGCCTTACAAGGAACAACTTAAGGATCTGAAATCAAACTACATTGAAAATGAGTGGCTTTCTAAGGAGGAGCTTCGCATGGCAATTAAGGCATATCGTCTTTTGAAAGTTGACACTGATATGGATCAGTTGATGGATTTCTATGATCACGTCAACAAAACCATGAAGGGGGCTTAATTATGTATTTGCATCCGTTTAATAGGCATCTACTGGTTGAGCTTGTTGACGAACAGGCGACACAGGAAGAGTCTTCTGGTATTCTCTTGCCCGAAGACTATCAAAAGAAAGTGGAGAAATTTGCTGTTGCTGAAGTTGTTGAGGTATCCGAGGACTGTTCGTTACATTTGCTGGAAGGTGATTTTATTGTTGTCGATAGAGCCATGGTTGATACTGTGGATGTTAGGGGCATGACATTTAATTTAATTTTAGAGAACTATGTCTACGGTCGTGTTGACGAAGGCGAAGAAGAGGATGATGAGTAAACAAATTGAACTATATGGAGATGGAGTAGGATATGTGGGACTTGTTGATCACCTTGGTGATGATCTTTCCGTGGTTAACAGCGCTAGGGTTTCTTTCGGCAAGCATAAAACGGAAGTCGAGGAAAAGGACAAAAAATTAATTAGCTATCTTATTAAACACAGACACACTAGCACATTAGAACACAACGTGGTGACATTTCGTTTTAAAGTGCCGTTGTTTGTGCGTTCCCAGCACCATCGTCATAGAACATGGTCTTATAATGAGATTAGCAGAAGGTATACTGATTTTAATATCGAGTTCTATGAACCTCAAACCTTTAGAACCCAGCACAAATCTAATCGTCAGGCTAGCAACAGTGAACTGGTTGACCCATTGCTTGCCCCATATCCAGGGTTTGCCAATGGAGCTAAATGTGGTGAGGTGGTAATTCACCACCACCGTGCGTGTTTGCAACTTTATGAAAACATGATTGAAGCTGGTGTATGCCGTGAACAGGCAAGGGGCGTGTTACCTCAGAATGTGTACACTGAATACTATGGTACAGCAAATTTAAATAATATTTTAAAATTTATTGACCTTAGAACGCACGAGGGTGCCCAGTGGGAGATTCAGCAGGTAGCAAAGGCCATGACAGAAATTATAAGAGATTTGTATCCAGTTACGCTGGGTGCATGGGAGGAAAACAGAAGTGCTTAATCCGTATCATATATTAGGGGTTGATGTTAATGCCAATGAAGAAGAGATAAAGAAGGCATATCGAAAATTAGCAATGAAACACCACCCAGATAAAGGTGGTGATGAAGACAAATTTAAACAGATCAATGAAGCTTATTCTATGTTAACCAACAAAGATGGTGGCCCCCAACGCGGCGGATTTGGTGACATCTTTGGTGATTTTGGAGATATGTTTAGCAGCTTCTTTGGTGGCGGCGTAAGACCCCGCCGACAATCATCTCACGAACAAACAGATAGTGAACTGGTATTTGATTTTAAAATTTCTTTAGAACAGATCAAAACAGGTGTTTCACAGACTATCGTATTTAAAAGAAATCAGCAGTGTAAAAAATGTGAAGGAGCCGGGGGTGAAAGTAAACAAAATTGTGCACTGTGTCGCGGTACGGGTATGGAAGCATTCCGTGCTGGAAATATGTTTCAACACATGACATGCCGTGGATGCCATGGCGAGGGTGTCACGTTTGAAAATAGGTGCGATTACTGCTCTGGACAAGGGGCAGTGAAAGCTAACGACTCTATTACGCTTGAAATTAAGGAGGTAAGGTAAAATGAGTAAAGTTATTGGAATTGATCTTGGTACAACTAATTCAGCCGTCGCTGTTGTAGAGGATGGCAAGCCAAAAATTATTTTGAATGAAGAGGGGAGTAGAACAACTCCATCCATTGTCGCGTTCGCGAAAAATGGTGAACTATTAGTGGGTGCTTCAGCCCGAAGGCAAGCTGTGGTGAACCCTGAAAGCACAGTTTATTCTGCTAAGAGGTTTATTGGGTGTAAATTTGCAGAAGTAAAGAAAGAGGCGAAAAAGATGCCTTATCAGGTCAAGGAAACATCCAGTGGTGGGGTTGCAATCAACATCAACGATAAAGATTATACGCCACCAGAAATTAGTGCACGGGTT